CAGAGGAGCCGAAAGAAGTAATCGAGATAGCACTGGGGCTGCTGAATTTGAAGCGGGTGGAAAATTACTTGGAATACAAGTAGAAAGAGGGCAGTTAAATCCGAATCTAACTCCACAAGCTAGAGCAAACGCAGAAAAAGGATTTGTCGCTAGAGAGGGATTAATTAATATAGAAGGAGCAGAAAATAAAGCTGTAGATGAGACAAAACAATCAATACTAGATCTTTCTAAAGAGATCAAAAACACAAATCTTCAAAAGCAATTTCAAGGTTTATTGGAAGAATTAGAAAAGTTTGGTCCTGATGCATTAAAAGGGGTCAGAGAAACATTGTCAACAATAGCAGAAGAAGCTTTTATATCTGGAGAGAAGTCAGGCAGAATACCTCGACCAAATTCCGTTTTTATAACTGAAGACCAACAAAGCGATTTGAAAGATGCATCAGGTCTTGTAAAACAAAAAGAAAGAGATATAGACGCTACAAAGCGGCAAGCAGGTGCTAATAACAAATTGGCTGAAGCTCAAGCGAGGGTCGCAGATGGATTTAAATCTTATACTATTCTCTTGAGAGATTTTACAATAAGCTTGAGGCAACAAGCCGAGCAATTAAAAGTAGATTTAGTCAAAGCGCGAGATGGTGGTTCTATCTTGTCTAACGTAAATGAACAGATATTCACTGCTAGAGCTAGAGGAGGTGGCGCAGGTGCAATTGCCCAAGCGTCAACAGATGCTGCTCTTACAGGATTGCGAGATCAAGCGTTTTTAGCTGGATCTTCTAGAGAATCTAGAGGGTTTACTAGACAGATACCTATACTTAAACAGCAGCTAGACTTAAAGAGGGAATTCGTTGAATTACAAACAGATGAAAATGCAAAAGTAGAAGACTTGGAGGCATTAAAAGAAAAAATTCTAAACTTAGAAAAGAAGAGATTACAGGTTAATGATAGTTTAAGAGCTATGCTCGAAGATGAATTCATTAAAACTCCCGAAGAGATAAACAAGTCATATAATGAGAGTCTAGTAGGTAGTGCTAGAAAGTTTGCTGACACTCTTTCTGAAGGTTTGACTAATGCGATAGCGAAAGGAGAAAGTTTAGGAAATACTCTTAAGCAAGCAGCAGCGGAATTTTTCCTTGAGCAATCTAAAAATAATTTTAAATCAGCTCTTGATACAGGATTATCAGCGTTTGGTCTTGATCTATTTAATGCAGGGGGTAAGGTCACAGGCGGTTCTGGAGTCAAAGATGATGTTCCAGCTTTATTGACAGGTGGAGAGTTTGTGATGAACAGAAAATCTGTTGATAAATACGGTACAAGTTTCATGTCATCTCTGAACAAAGGTTCTATTCCGACAATGAATAGAGGAGGATTGTTTACCCCAGGAACCTTTGGACAGGGAGAGATGAAGGGTAAGAAGAATCTTTTGGATTTTGCTACGCAATCATTCACTACTGGACAATTTGATAAAGTTTCGGGTGGTTCAGGATTTGCATCTATAGGACTAGAGCCTCAAAGTGCGGCTTTGACAATGTTTGGGAGAAGAAATAGCCCACAGTTCAAGAGGGAACAAGAATCGAAAAAGAAAGCCTTTGGTCTTTTTGTTAATCAAGTAAAAAAAGAAAAAGAATTCGAAGAAAGTCAAACTAGTTTAGGTGATGCTTTGAAGGGAGCTGTAAAAAGTTTTGCCATCAGTTATGGTGTTAACCAATTAGTGGGAAGAGCAGCTAATGCAGCTTCGATGGGTAAGGTGGGTAAAGATGGAGAAGCGGGTAGAGCTATGCCTCTAAATGAAGATGGAACAGAGATGAACTTTTTACAAAGGATGATGTTGCCGTTGCCCGAAAAGAAAGCTACTGGCGGTTCTATACCTTACGCAGCAGGAGTCGATACTGTTCCCGCTATGTTATCTGGGGGAGAGTTCGTCATGAACGCTGCCGCTACACAGAGAGTAGGAAGAGGGACTCTTTCCTCTATCAACTCTGGTGGAGGAGCAGGGGACAATGGCGCAGTTGTAGGAAAATTAGATGAATTAATTTCTGTTTCTGAAAATAGTGGTGAAACGACTATAAATATAACAGTTAATTCTGATGGAACATCTGATCAAAGTGGAAATGGGGATGATCAGGATTCAAATCTTGCACTCAAAATAAGAGATGTCGTGAGACAGGTTATTAGTGATGAACAGAGGCTTGGAGGATCTTTAAGAAAAGCTAGAGCATAATGTATGACACAACTTTAAATTACGACTGCCACTTCTTTATATCAGGAGCGGATGGAAGTCCATCAGCGAGAGAGCTTTCGGGGGTAGAAAGTCTTGATGTAGGTTATTCCAATAGCAGTAACGTTTTAGCTCCTTTAGGGTCTACCCGTGGATTAACAGCAGTTGGAGGAGCTACAAATCAAACTGTTTCTTTTTCTAGAAATTTAATTTATGAAGATCCTATTTTAGCTTTTACGGGCGCGTCTGAAGCTATGGCAGGGAGTTTTAACTATAATAATAATTCTTCTTATGGATTTAATAGTGGGTATTTGTCTTCTTATTCTGTAAATTGTGCTGTTGGTGCTATTCCTAAAGTCAACACATCTTTTGTTGTTTATGATGAAATGAGAAGTGGAGTTAATGCTACTGGAACAGTTCCCACTCCCATCTATATACCGAGTCAAGGATCTATAACTGCTACTTGTGATAATAGTTCTAGTAATCGTGTTATTGGTTTCGATTATTCATTAACTATGAATAAAAAGCCATATTATACAATTGGATCTGAAACACCAACAGAAGTAAAACATATAGACCCAATTCAGTATTCAGCCTCTGTGCAAATGGAAGTAGATGACACATTCTTAAAAAGTGGATTTGATTTTTTAAATGCTAGAGAAAATAAAACAGTTAGCTTTTTATTGTCTGCGAAAAATGGAGATGGGATACAATTACTAACAATACCCAATGCTTCTCTTGTTTCTGAACAATTGACATCTAGTTCTGATGGAGCAGTTCGTTTAACACTTAACTATGTAGGTCATCGATGAGCGAAAGTTTATTTTATAATAGAGATCAGAATCTTTCTGGTATATCAGTAGCTTCGAGTTTTTCAGCTCTAAGTCTTACTCCTATCTATGGATCTACTGTAGAATTTTCAACAAGAAATCATAATTATAAAACTGATGATTTTTATTATAATTTAATACCAATGTCAGTTAATAGTTTGACTGCTAAATTTGGTTTAAAATATGAAGTAAATGAGACTAATGCACAGAGATTAGCTGCATTTTTCGAAGCGCAAAATGGAAATAATAGTTTTAAATTTGCGCCAGATGCATCTAATATATACAAAGAAATGTCAGGTGTTTGTGGCAGCTATGGAATTAGCTTTATAAACAATCAACATTATCAAGTAGTATCTAGCATAAGTGTAGACCATGCACCGACTCTACTTAATTGGTCAGGAATGGGTTCTTTCTCTAATTTAGCTTTTCAGGCTTACAATTATTCTAATTCATATAAAAAGTACGAGGTTGTTTATACAGGCATAAATCAAAACAAATTAGATAACTTTTATTACTGCACGGGAGATCATACATCTTCTCAAGCAAATAGCCCGACTGGGACAGCTTCGATGTGGAGTCAAAAATTCTTTTTTGAGCCAGATATAGGAAGTCAGTCTACTGTAGAAATAAAAAATGATGTTTTAGAATATAAAAACTCTTTCATTCAACGATTGAAAACAAATGACAATATCTCTACTTTTGATATTAGTTATAATTTTAGTAATATTTCTGATGCCCAAACCAAAAGCATGATTCACTTTTTAGAAAATAAAGGTGGTTATAGAAGATTCGAACATCAGATACCTTCAGTTTATAATAGACCTAAAGTTTACTATTGTAATAGTTGGTCACATACTTGGAACTATGCAAATTCCAACAGCTTAAAGGTAGATTTTATAGAAGACCCATTAGGGATAATTCCAACAGGCACATAAAATGGCGAGAAATATTGTAAAAAGTTATAACACTATAGTAGCTACTTCAAATTCTACTGTGGCTTTCAGCACTGCGAATCAATCCTTGTTGTTACATCAAATAACACAGGGTTTAGAATATTCTATAGGATATGAAAGACAACAGTCAAAGCAAATTGGATCTCAAGATTTATCTACTAATGATATTTTTCGACAACCAGATGTATCATTAAATATTACATATATTCCTGAACCTAATTTTGCTAATGAAATTCAAGGAAGATTTATTAGAACATATCCTGTCTCCTCATTTATGAACTTCTTTGAAGATACTACTGAAGCAGACTCTACAAATTTTTATGCGCTAATAACAAAAAATGCCGAAGATACTTTTTTAAATAAACTAGAATTTTTTGATGATCTGGATCTTGATGGAGATGACGCTATTGCTTTTGGTAATTGTTTTCCTAAATCTTATAATTTAAACTATTCTGTAGGATCTTTACCATCAGTTAGCACTCAATATATATGTTCTAATGCAGTCTTTGATAAATTAACTGGAACATCTATGCAGTCTCCAGCTATAAATTTAACTGGAGGTAATAATGATAATGTAGGAAGGTCGTTGTTTTATTTTGGTATAAACTCCACCAGCACAAATATTGAAAAGGCTCCTCCTATAGTTAATCCAGATAATACTAATAGTGATGTTACTTTACAAAATTTACAAGTTGGAGGTCAAATAATTTCTGGGAGACATTTAGTTCAGTCTGTTGATATGAATGTATCATTACCGAGGGTTTCCTCTTACGGATTAGGTAATGATTACGCTTACAACAGAAAAAGACAGTTTCCAGCAAATGGAACATTTTCTGTTTCATCTCTAGTTTCAG